TAATTGCCCAAAGAGATCCTTTAGACCTCTCTGCCATAGCGACTAACTTCTTAATATCAGATTCCATGCTATCTACTTTTTCTTGCAGATGCTCGACCTGAGCTACTAGACCACCAAATTTGAATGGATCAAATTCAAACTTATCGTTCATCCTAGCCTCCGATTACTTTGCGACTTTTTTGCAACAGTTTTCTTTTTAGTCGCGACTTTTTTGCAAGGTTTAGGTATAGAAAAGACTATTGTGGCTTTATTAACATAGCCAAATTTGTCTAGCACCCAATCGATAATAAACATTTAATCCTTTTTTTTCTCTAAAGACTCTTTTAACATCTTCAAAAATGCATCTTTACCTACTTGTAGCTGCTGTGCTTGAAACTGCGTAGAGGCTAGTTTTCTGTCAAGGTCAAGGCAATGGTTTGTGAGCATAACCTGTTCCTCTGTAAAGATATTGGTGTCGTACTCTTTGCCATCTATGACTAAGGGTTTCGCTTGTTTTTCGCCCATGTCGTTCTCCTAAAATGCTAACAAAGAAAGGCTGTTAGCTTGCCCAAGGTGTTCTTGATTCCACTACTGGGTTCTTTTGTAGGGCAATATTAGCTGCCAAAGACTCCTCGATAGCATCTTTATTTACTCCGTTAGCCCAGCACCAGTCTAATACCTCTTGCATTGTTACTTGTGCGTAAGGGATTGTTGGTGCGCCAGTAAAGCCACAAGTGCCATATACCGATGCACTATATTCGCCATCGACTTCTGTGCAAGTCCAATGAGCCGTAGTTATAAAACCATTAGAGGTTTCATAGTCTGTTTGGGTAATGTTCCATGTTGCCATTTTATTTTCCTTCTAACGCATTTAAGCGTGTTGTTAAGTTTTCAATAAGGGCTTGTTGTTCTTGCATAGCTTTAATAAGCATTGGTACAAATACAGAATATTTAACTTGTTTAGTAGTCGTACCTAAATAGTTACCTTCTCTATCTTTGTCTGCGGTTTCTTCTACTAGCCCAGCAAATACTTCTTCAAGTTCCTGCGCTACTACACCAATTTGTTTGTGGTCAGGGTCAGATTTAAGGTTGTATTGACGAACTTTGACTTTGCACAAATCTTTAAGTTTAGGGCTTGCATCGACAATGTTTTCTTTTAATTTAACATCAGAAATAGCACCATAGCTATTGTTTGTATTTGTTACATTTCCTGAATCGGCTACTTGAAATTTATATGCGCCAGCACCGTTGTTGTAATAAGCAATCGCATAAAAAGCATTATTTGTAGTGTTTCTGTTTGCATCAACATATAGAACGCCACCAGCAGTTAAACTTCCATTTGTATTTCTTACAATTAAACTTGTATTATCTCCGTCAGAAATCATTTCATGGTAAATGCCTGTAGAACTTACATATACTCCAGTATTACTTGCTTTTAAATAGCCAGCAGAGGTAATACGCATCCGTTCTACTGTAGAAGTGCCAAAGAGTAATGCGTCAGAACCATGCGCATATCCGACATAACCTCTGTATGTATCAGTACCAGTAGTACCATCGCCAAAGTTGACATAATGAGTAGCAGCAGTGGTTGACCATAACTGCAAACCGCCAACTGTTGTTCCAGCAAGACCAACAGAAACATTAAGTGTGCCAGCATTACCTGCGGCTGTAGATCCAACGCATACATTACCACTAGAATCAATACGCATACGCTCTGAGCCGCTTGTAACAAAAGCAATTGGCTGATAAGAACCAGTAGAACTATAAGTAGCCCCTATGTTGTGAACAGAGCCAGAATTGTAAATAGTCAAGAAGCTATCATTAGTAGAGGACATAACGGCTAAACCAGCAGCTTCAGAGGTGCTACTAGTTTTAACAACTAATTTACCAAAACTACCAGGAGTACTAGTACCAATACCTACATTACCGCTACTATCAATCCTCATGCTTTCAACACCACCTTCTGTAAAGGCAATAGTGTCGGCTGCTGGGAAGAATATACCTGTGTTGGTATCGCCTGTGGTGGTGATAGCGGGTAAGGATACTGTGCCAGCTTGGACTGTGGTAACACCTGTAGCAGATAATGTAGTAAATGCACCTGCTGCTGCTGTTGTGCCACCGATAGCAGAGTTATTGATTGTAGACCCAGTAATCGTTCCACCTGTAATCTTAGGTGCAGTCATGGTATATGTGCCATCCCGAATACCATCGCCACAGTCTCGGATCTGCGCCATCATATCGCGCATAGTATCGTTTACTGCGGATGGAAGCATCCCCTCTGGTGCGCCATCTGGAGGAGTAGCTGTGTTATTAGCAGGGGTTAGAGAATACTTTGTATATGCCATGATTTTCCTTAATTATAAAGACTTTATTCGCCTAATAAGCCTTGCATTTGACCGCCTTGATACAGAATATTATAAGGCTCTGGTCTAGTTGCAAATGGTATTCTTCTACCAAGTTGATCGACTCCTCTTGCAGCAAGACCTGTTGCAAATGCTGTTTCTCCCATAACTCTTGGTGAGGAAGATAACAAACTTGCTGCTACGGCAGGAAACCCACCAACAGAATAACCAGCAAGACTTGTAGGCAATGTTAATGCGCCTTGTATTGCTCTTGGTGTAATACTGGAAAGTGCTTGACCTGCGATGCCAGGCATAAATATTTCACCACCTGCTTCTTCTAGCTGTTTTCCTAGTTTTACTCTTTGACCATAATTTGTTTGAACATTGTCTCGCATCAAACTTGTCAGTTTTCTTAACTGTGTGTCTACTGATGCATTTCTATCTAAATTTAATGTTTTTTGTATTTCTTTAATTTGGTCTGTTGCCTCTGTATATGCTTTCATTGTTTTAGCATATGTAGGCGCTTGTTTTTGTATAGAAGCTTTAACAGAATTATAAATATCGCTAACTGCTGAATAGGCAACTTTTTCTGTTTTAAAATCTATTGTTTCTAAAGTTTCACCAATTTGTTTTTTTAATGCATCCAAACCTTCTGGTGTATGAAAATCTGCTGAATTAAGGGATTTCCAATTGCTTACTTTATCTTGGACATCTTGTAATTTTTCAGCAGCAGTTTTATTAGTAACTTGACCTTTATAAGTAACTTTCTTTGTTGCATTTTGTATTGCTTTGTCAATATCATTAAATCCTAATATTGTTTTATCATTTTTAATATCAATCATTCCAGATCGATATTCTTCTAATTTTTTACGATTTAATTCTTCTAAATTTCTTTTTGCGATGGCTACAACATCTGTTGGATCTGCTTTACCGCTAATGTTTACTCTAAATTGTTCTGCTGCTTCTCCACCTTTGCGACCAGCTTCAAATGCTTGAGCAATGGCTTCTTTACCTGCGCCTGTAGTTGCTCCTATGTATGAGCTTAAAATATTTCCTGCACCTTTTGCTGTTGCACTTGTGGCACGAGCAGTCGCAGCCAATGGATCAATTGTGCTTGCAATTCTAGTTAGTGGTTGAGCAACAACTCTTGGTGCTACTGTTGCACCGCCTGTAAGAACTGTAGATAAATCAGCTAAAACACCAGCAGGATCTTCTGCCACAGCCTTTTTTAAACCTTCTCCTGTTCCATATCGTTCTGCATAAAACTCACCAACTTTGCGAGCCATTTCTCTTGATTGCTTGTCCTCTCCAACAAATTGCACAAATCTTTCTGGCAAAACATTTTGTAATGCTCCAGCACCAACATCAAGAATAGATTTACCTGTTTCTAATGGATTAGTTATTGCTTGATAAATATTACCAATTAAGTTTGCAAAAGAAGTTGGAAAATTTGTAATAGCACCAGTTGCTACTTGACCAGCAGTTAATGGCTGAGTTGGCGTAGGTAATTTGTTTGCTTGTATTAAAGCATATTCATAAGCCTGTGCATCTGTTAATTCTTTATCCGAACTTACTTCAAAAGTTCCTTTATCAGGTATTTTGACTTGATAGATTGGCATTTTATTTTCCTATGGTTTAGTAACAGGTGTTACAGTTACCCCTGGAGGCAAAGAAGGTTTAATATCTACACTTGGTTTACCAGCACCTTTCGATGCACGATCTATTGCAGCTTGTATTGAACTTGTAAAATCATAAGCGGCTTCTCTAAAATCTTTTTCACTAAGATTTGCATTCATTCGATTAAGAGCAGCTTCTGCTTTTGTTCCTTCTTTTTCTGTAATTGCACCAGCGCCCTTTAACATTTGAAATGCTTCAAGGAATGTTCTACTTTTTATTTGTTCTAATAAGGCATTAGCACCTGCAACTGGTGTTCCTGCATAAAGTCTAGAAGTTGCAAATGGAACACCAAAACCTACTAAATATTCAAAACCAGGATGTTTTAATAGTTTATCTACAGTATCTACTGTTATTTTTGCTGTTTCAATTGCTTTTGGTAATTCTCTTTGGGCTTCTAATTGTTTTTTTGCTTCTTCTGTTTTTAACTCAATTTGTTTTGTAGCTGGTAAATTTGCTAATGCAGGATTGCCAACAAATGTTGCTGTTACGCTTGATGATGCAGATGATATTGGTGATGGTAATTTTGTTGGATCTGAAAAAGTTGGATATTTTGTATCTCTACTTAAATTATCTTTTGATAGAATTGAATCAATTTCTGTTAAAGATTTTGTTGGTGCAAACTCCGCAACAGTACCATCAGAGAGAATTACATATTTGCTAGACATTTTATTTGTCCTTAAAGTTTCTTATTTGAGGTGTAACAACTGGAGGATTAGAAACAGTAGGGGAAGAACTGCTTTGTGTAAATCTTTGTGCCCTTCTTAAATTATCCAAAGTTGTATCTGTAAGATCTATTCCTGTATCTGCTTTTAATTTTTGTGCAGCAATGTGTTGTTCTAATGCTTTGTTAATATCTGGTGTTTGTCCAAATTCTAAAACATCTAATTGTTGTGTTTTATTTAAATCAATAAATTTAGCTTTACCATATCTTTGGAAAGCATATTGCTGCTGTTCTTTTGACAGTTCTGGAGATTTGCCTCCAATTGATTCTCTTATTTTTAAGCCTGTAAGAAGTTCTTGCATACCTCTGTCCATGCTTGATTGATAGCCTTTTTGAGCTTCTCCTAAAGCACTACCAAATATTTGCCCTGTGCTAATAGGTTGTGTTGTTCTGCCAGACTGAGCAAGCAAAGCGATAGCAGAATTTAATGCTGCTGCTTGAGTAGCATTTGTTTGCATACGCTGTCTTTCTGCATCAGGCAAAAAAGACGAGTAGTCTGGTTGTTGTCCGAATAAGGTAGATAGATCAATTGCCATGTTTTATCCTAGTAAAGAATTTGGATTTCTTCTGTTTTGTAAAGCTAATAAATTGTATAAACCTGAGTAATCTACTGCGCCTTGAGGCATTCTTTCTTGAACACCGCGCATCTGCATTTGTGGATAGGCTTGTGCTTGTTGTTGTTGACCACCACCTAATAAACCACTTGCACCTCGTAATCCTTGTAATGCTTGACCTGGCGTTATTTTGAAAGAGCTAGGTGCTGCCTGTATGTCAGATCCAGAAGATAAAACTACATTACCATTTGCATCTAAGATAATATCGCCTAATTCTCCTGGCACTATGGTTGCCTGTGGTGTTGCTCCACCGCCATAAAAACCACCTGGTTGCATATCAGCATCACCAAGCGATCCACCCATATTAAAATCTTCACCTGTGTAATAACCACCTTCACCCATGTTGAAATCTTCGCCTGTGGTAGCAAACTCACCACCACCTAATTGACTACCTAATTCAGCACCAATTTGTTGACCTGCGTAAGCCTTGCCACCAGATACAAGAGCTTCTTCTAAAGTTCCACCTTCTTCGTATGTGTCTACACCTTCAACAATAGGCAATGCCCATGCGTTTCCTGAATAAATTAAAGCAGCTTTAGTAGCTGCTTTTACAGGATCATTTACTATCTCTTGTAATTGGCTTTCTGCAACATTACCAGCAAATTGACCAACATCTTCTACTGCTCCTCCAACTGCTTGACCTACATCTTCTAAAGCAGATCCAATGTCAGAAATAATAGGTATTCCACCACCACCGCCTTGTGGTTTAATTTTTTTATCTCCACAATGCTCAAAAGCACCTTGTGGTAGATCAGGAATCTCCATCAATGCACAGGCTCTGTTGTTGAATCTCATAATTTATGTTCCACCAATATTTGTTTTTCTACAAATCCAAGTCGTGTTGTTAAGCGTGCAACAGAGTTTCTGACATATCCCTGTACTTTTGTTGCTCCAAATGCTTTAAACAATAAACATAGTTGCTTGTATGCCTCTTTGTTGGTTACAAACTTACCACCATAAGCGCAGATAAAAGCCACTTTTTGTTTTGGATACTGAACAAAAGATATAACGATAACACCTTGTATTTTATCTTGTTCTACACCGACAAATAAGTGCAAATGCTCATTGATTAAAGAACTTTTTACATCTTCTACATCATATTCATCGCACTCACTTTTAATAAGTGCATCGGCAATATAACCCTCAATAACAGACCATTCAGACTGTATTTGTTTTGGGCTATATCGCCTTACTAGCAATTAGAAGAATCCACCACCTAATAAACCACCGAGTGCTGCACCGCCTAACGCACCATAAGTACCACCAATTGTTTGTGGAAACGCTTGACCTAGTGCATATCCACCTAGACCGCCAGCAATTCCACCGCCAAGGATGCCTGCGCCCCGATTCTGATAGGTAGGAACATCTGTGGTTCTTGTTCCATATTGACCTAATGGAGTGCCATAGACCGATGACAGATAGCCTTGGAGTTGCTGATATGGCAACTGTTGTCCGAACTGATAACGAGCTAATTGCTCTTGTAGAGGTTGTGCAGCGATTGCCTCTTGTTGCGCGCCCACTTGAGCCAATGTTTGAGAAGGTAGGAATTGTTGACCATAAAAACTAGGTGCTGCACCAGCCAACTGAGCTTGGGCTAATTGAGCCTGTTGTTGCATTGCTCTTTCTTGTTGATACTGAGTTCCTGCGATATTGGATGTAATATCACCTAGAGACCGCCCATAAGCCTCTGTAGCAGTTCCTAATGCTCTTTCCATAGCACCACTACCCAATCGACCAGATCGACTGTAAAGGCTCGAAATGCCTGGCAATACTGCTTGGCTAAACTGTTGGGTTAATGGGCGAGTCGCTGCCTCCATCATTGCTTGTTGATAAGGATTGGCATTTAAGAATCCACCAGCAGCAGTCTGTCCGACTTGACCCATAGATGCTTGATAAGCCTGTTGAGCCTGTTGTAGAACAGGAGACTGTTGACGAGCCAATTGTTCTTGCTGTGCAATAGCCTCAGTCGTAGCAGCAGATGGGCTTACATAAGTCTGACCAGGAAAGAACTCAGGTTGTTGTCCTGTTAAGAATAGACTCTGTGCCCTCTCTAAACCTTGGGTAAGGTATGGGAGTAACGCTGGATCAATTGACGATGTGCTTGTGGTTGTTGCCATAGTTTTATCCTATCAAAATATAAGCATAAGTCTTGTTTGCGGTTGAATTTGCGTAGTGTGAAATTACAGCACTTCCGCTTGTCTGAGAACTAACATAGATGTTTGAGTACGATTGTGGCGCAATATGATTCACAGTAACAATAACCGCAGCGGTTGCTGGGGCAGGTGCTACTGGCTCATAACTATCTATGGTAAGTTTCTGGTCGGTAGGAGACCACCAAAACTCAACATAGTCATTAGCCACTAAATTTACAAAGTAATTCCAAGCAATAATCGTATGACCGTCTATGCCACCAGCACTTCCGTGAACAGATACCAAACCATTTGAACCATCAACGGATGTGCCGTTCTTTTTGATCCATGCGTAGATGTTCTTGATGCCAGAAGAATTGTTGTTGATTTGTGCAGACCAAGAAAAGTTATAAATACCAGGGTTTGCAACAGTAATCTTTGATTCTTCTACCAAAGAAATACCATTACTAAGATTGGTTGTGTTTAATTTTACTGCCGCACTTCCTCCAGATGCCAGGGCTTGTGAACCATGCACAAAATCACCAGAGCTGTGTGATGCGTTTGATGTTCCAAAATCGCCACGGGTGCATCCAGTAAATGATGTAGATGTTTTTCCGGTGTAACTAATAATTTCATTGTTAATTCTTATTACCCCAGCAGACCTAAATCCACTGGTGCTGACTACTGGGACTGTTGTTACAGAAGAATTGATGTTGCCGCTTAGTGTTGTGTACGATAAATCCTGAAATTCTCCGTATGGTGCTGTGTCCTGCTCGGCAGCATCCGAGAACGGAATTAGGAGTATTTTTGTATCTACAGAAATCCGCTCGTCATACAGGGTCGTAGTCGTTGCGTTACCGGTATTCAGCGTGATCGTGCCGGTGTTGTTGGTTTTGCCATTCATAATCCCATTGACTACTTCGGCAACACCGCGCTGATCTGCTCCAAACGGAGGCAACACTCGAAACATTATCTAGTTCCTAACGGGTTCATTTCTACATCAATCCCTACTGTATTAGTCCATTGACCTGTAGGAGTTAATTGTAGACGATGATACCTTCCAACACCACGCAAAGATACTCTATTTTCGGCATCTGCTGCTGTCTGTGAACCAAATATGACTTGTTCGCTTAAAAGCCTACGAGAGAATAATGCAACGCTACCAGAGCCATTATCCACAATTGGTTTAGCTAGAGTGATGGCTGAGGTTACACCTGGCATCTCAATATCGCCTGTCTCAATGTATGCTGTATTGTTTGCACCTGAGAAAGTAATGATCTTGGTGTTTCTGACACCGGCAAACTGCATCTTTCCACCAAGCCAAATACGGCTATCAAACGAGGTAGGAATAGTGTCTAAATTACCGAATACATCTAATCCTTCTAAAGCTACAGATGGTGTAGAAGATGATGCAATTCTGCTTGCATTAGTCGTACCGCTAGTCCACTTGTTTGTCTGATAATTGTAGATAAGTAGTTTATCTACAGTTGCAGAGGCTTGAGAAGCATAAGCCCAAATAACGAGCTTTCTAGCAGGATCTACTGCTGCCGACATAAGGTTTAATGCACCTTCATCAACATCTGAAAAAAAGTAGCGATTGACCTTTTCGTTCCCAATCGGAATAATCTGCTGTCCATCGCAGGCATAAAAGCCATCATCTGATAAGAAGAACGATGTGCCACCATACTGAATAATGGAGTTTGCCTCGTAGCATCCTTGGTTTCTGCTGATGTTATCGAACTGAAACACCAAAGGACTACCGATATACGACATCCGATGGATAGAACGATCCATAAAGACTAGACCATACTCGCCACCTGTAAGACCGACTACAGAGCCACCATCGGGAATATCTTGGAAGTCTGCCTGTGTAGTTGCAGAATTAGCCCAAGAGGATTCGTCTCCTAACGCTGACCATTGCACTCTGTTTGGATATACAGTAGAGCTATTTACATAGCCTGACACTACAAAATCGCGCACTACTGTTACATACCTAGATTGAGGAGCATCGGAGGCTAGGTCTTGGAATGTAGAACTTGTGTTTACATTGTATCCCTGTAGCCTGTTACCGCCATTCGCTGCGACCAACACATTCCCAAATTGGGTGAATCTCCACCTTTGATTGGTAGGAGTTGTGTACAAAAATGTTACTGTTCCTGTATCAGCCGTTGTTGTAATGTCTGTGCCAGTTTGAGCATAACTAAATGTTGTAGAAGTAACTACTGTAATAGTAAATGTGCCATTGACACCAGTAGTAGATGTTGCAGCTACTGTTACCGAATCGCCCACAGAATATCCATGAGCAACAGATGTGGTAATAGTAACGACATTGGTTGTTCTGACAACATTGGTAATTGTTCTGCTTGCCTTGACTACAGAATCCAAAGATAGGTCTGTAGTGTCTAACTTAAATAGTTTTGTAGCACCGCCAGCAAACACAAGTGTTACTCCTGCTGATGTTCTAGCAGCGACTACATTGTTTAGGTTTTCGGATGCTGCACCAGAATAGTCCTCGGCTGCGTTGATAGCACCATATCCCAAAGCCTTAGAAAAGACATTTTCTGCCCTTTGTAATCCATTGGCTAGACCTGGCTGATCTGGAGTCCACTCCCCGAAAGTTATTCTACTTATTGCCATTGTGAGTTTCCGCTAGATATATTTGACCAAGTTGTTACTGTTGGTGTTGTTCCTGTCCAAGTCTCTGAGCCTGCCGATGCAACAGTCCATACTGTCGCACTAGGTGATACACCTGTCCAAGCCTCTGTTTCTGCTGTTTCGTCTGTCCAGTTATCGCCTAAGACTCTGCCAAAGCAATTAACTAGGGTTATTCCGTTGACTGTTGCTACTGTGCTATAAACGGCTACTGGGTTTGCTGTTACTGTTGCCTGACAAACTACAGATCCTATTCCTTCAAACTCTACACCACCTACACAACTAACTGTAGCTGTTGCTGAGATACTGCCTGTGCCTAGTCTTTCTCTGATTCCTTCTGCGACTGCTGTGCCTGTGGCTGAAACAGAGCCAGAGCCTGTTCTAGTCCTAATAGCGACTGCCGATACTGTACCTGTTGCGCTGACAGCACCTGATCCACTAAATATTCCAGATCCATTAGCGAGGATCGTTGCCACACAGCTAACAGATCCAGAGCTTGTTCTAATTCTGATTGATTCTGCACTTACTGTTCCTTGTGCTACGACTGAGCCTGATCCATTACGGACTGCAAAACCATTAGCAGTTACTGTGCCATCGGCTGTAATAGAGCCTGATGAGGTTCTTGTTCTTACTGCGCTTGCTGATACTGTGCCATCTGCTGTTACTGAGCCTGCACCTTGTCTTGTTCTAATACCATTAGCAGATGCACTAGCGTTAGCTGTTACCGAACCATCACCATACAGAATACAAGTATTAGCTGAGTTCCATATTGGATCATCAAACGAAACAAGTATTTGCTCTAGCGTTCCAAACTGATCGATACTATCAATCGAGAACGCGCCACAGTAATCTGCTGGCATATTACGCCAATGTTACTGTGAGGCTTCCTGATGCAATCTTAAACAAATCACCTGTTTCTATGGTCTTGGATGCATCTAGGGCTGTATGATACAAAAGGTTGCCGGTAGTAAGTGCATCTAAGATTCCAATGTGGCTGACTGTTCCCCAAGTAGAAGTACATTGTGGGAATGTAATGTCAGCAGTCGTAGTTGATACTCCGTTACTAGGCACACCAAATGTAGCTGATTGGCGAGCATACGATCCACCACTAACCTCTGTTCCTGTATTAGCATCTGTTGGGTCGCTAGTATAAAGACCAACATAGACTACAGAAGGAGAGGTAAAGGTTGTTGCTCGTAGAGTTGCATTGACTAGTGCATTCTCTAGGTAGTTTGACATTTCAGCCATATTATTTCCTTATCGTGAGGTTACGCGCATTTGTAATGGAACACCCGAATACTCGCCATTTTGATCTGCATCGGATATGTTTTTAATTGCTCTGTCGTACAGGGTTGCCCATGTCTGACTTCTTGCATCGTTAATTAAGTACGGCTCTGCTTCTAAAAGAGAGGCATAGAGGAGAGCATCTGGATAATTAGCAAGAAATACATTGCTTGCATTACCAGTAGACAATACAGTAGGTTTAGCATAGTAGAGGATCTCCAATGTATATGCTGTATCTGGCTTTGGTGCTAACTCAAACTCAGTTGCCAAGATTGTGTAATAAATTGGTTTACCACTCTCGTCTGCCGGAGCATCCCTAGTAAATAAACTAGGAGACATATAAGTAATGGGGTATCTTGGGTTGCCTTGGATATGCAAATCACGAATCTCTAAAAAGTCTGTTGGTAGGGCTACTTTGCCATCACCGCTTACTGTTAACGCTGTAGCTGACTGTAACATCTGCCGAGTGCGTAAATCTCTAGCCATGCGTAGCTCTGCAAAGCTAATAAAGTCGGGGATAACCGATGTTAGGTCAGATCGACCTAAGTAGTTAGCCACCGATGCTTTGAGATCGGTAAAGTTTGTATAAGCCATAGCTCTCTCTTAATCTTTTGGTATTTCGATGTTATGCCATCCATAGACATACTGCCCAATATGCTTTATCTGTTTAGATAGATCGTGGTCTACCCAAGTGTCAATTCCTGCATCTCTTGCTTTTATGCAGAAGTAAATGTCCTCACCTAATATCTTATTGTTTAGGAGTTGCTCAAAAAAGAAGTATGGTTTTTCAATCTTGTCGATGACACTTCGTTTAATCAGCATAATTCCACAGCCAATCCCATCTACTTTCTTAATGCCTGACTTAGCATTGGAGTAAACCGCTAACCAATCTACCGATCCATCATCATTAATATGGATATTTCTAGCGGTAGGGCTAACAGGTTCTGCCCTTGTAGTTGCGTTGACCCCGATAATATCTTTATCGTGAGCCATTAAGATCTTTAAGGTGTCTTTTGGAAACCTCATATCAGCATCTACAAAGAGCAGATAATCTGCCTTGTTTTCTAGTGCTGTTTCTACCAGTTTATTCCTCTGGTCAAATATTAGCGTTCCAGCACTCGTAAACAGGTCTATATCGTGTTTTGTGGTCTTAATGGTATATGCACACATTGCCACCAAATCAAACGCTGTAGCGACCTCCATTTGCCCTCTAGCTGGCAATAAAATAGCGATCTTCATACTTCACCGCCTCTAGTGCGGAAAACCCTGTTTTCGGGGTCATTTAGCCACTTTTTAAGAGCTTTCTGATCAAGGATATGAAACCCTCGCATAATCCCCTTTGCATTTAGCTCATTAATAATTGCTAAAGGTAAAGAGGCTATTTTGTTCTTCTTGTCGATAATCTCTCCAGACCATCCAGTTTTACCTGAATTTTCTTTGTACTGAGCCTTGGTATGCTCAATAAAGTCGGTTAAATCGGTCTGTGAATGGATTACGATACCACCTTGCCCATCCGAATGTATTGTTCTTACTTCACCATCAACTACATCTAATATCTTTTTCAATCAATCACCTATAGAGAAATGGGGTAGGTTTTGCCTACCCCATATTCTACAGACTATCTAGATTTTATCAAGATAAGTCGAAAGCACCGCCATGAGCAGCTTCATTGCGAACTTCCAAGGTCAATTCAGCCAAGATTTGTTTCTTGTCTGCATCGCCAACTTTTGCAATGTCGTTGGTCTGGAATGGGCGCAAGTAAGCCAATGCTGCATACTCAGGATCGAGGATGAGAGCATCACGAGTACGCATAAAGCGGTTAGGAACGATCTGCAATACACCAAAGTCGGACTGATATAAATCAGCACCGGCTAGGATGGTTGCTTGACCATTCGTAGGTACTTGATAGCGTTGTGCAGCCAAGCCAGTAAAGCCTGATACAACTTGCTTTTGTGCAGGGCTAACAAACAATGCTGATGGTGTACCACCACTTGCAAACACTTTAGCGATAACATCCTTGAGGATGGTCTCGGTAAATGCACGAGTTGTACCATCGGTACGAGTAGAGACACCAAGGGTTGTTGGGTCTACACCAGTAACGGAAGTACCATTCTTGCTTGTATTGGTCTTGATGTACGAGAGCAAAGAACCCATCTTACGAGCAGACGAACCAGACGAACCTGCTGTCTGACCTTGGTTTGCTGTAATGATAGTCTCGATGTCGCGCTTGATCTCAGCAGATGCTTTAGCCAACTGGTAAGCCATCTCAGACTTACGACCAGCAAGGTCAGAAGCCAAAAGAGTACCAGAAACCATAACAGTCTTACCAACGATCTGTGTAAGGTTGCCAAGGCGAGTTGTTGGGGTGATAGTACCTTCGGTAGCTGTTGCACCTTCAACTAATGCGTTGGCGGTGGTAGCTGCTGCAAGGCTGTCTGTTTGCCATTCATGGTTTACCGATGTTGCTTTGGTTTTACCAATGGTTGACATGATTGGGGTGTCGGTAGGGCTGATGTCATAAATAACATCGGTTAAGTCCTCACGCGCACCAATAGCGGTGTAGCGATCATATGCTGCCATGATTAAATTCCTTTATAAAAATCGTTCAAATAAACGAACCGCATCCTTTTTATTGCCTGATTGGCGTAATACGGCTCTCTCTTTTTTAAATGTTTCATTATCAGAACTCTGCGGATTAGATGTTCCTGGTCGAATAGTCTTAGGAGCATTGGCTACTTTCTTAGAAGTAACACCTTTGCCTGCCATCAACTTATCGTACTGTGCTGCTTTATAGAGGGCTAGTACAGCGCGACTATCGTAAACCTGAGACAACTCTTGATCGGTAAATCCTTGAGATTTTGCATAATTGCGAATGTCTCTACGGATTACTTCGGCTTTCACATCATCCTTAAACTCTGGGATAGCCTCTACAAGTTTTGCCTGTTCTGCTTGGATATGCTTTTGCAACTGTGCTTGAGTATAAGACTGCTGTTCTTGCTGAACTCGCTGTCTTTCCATCTGCACCGCTTGCAACTGCTTCTCTCGTTCCATCTTCTCTGCCATAGCAACTGCATAAGCAATAGGATCTTCTGCCTTTAAATTAGATAGATCTTCTCCTTGGTCTTGCTGTTGTAACAGTTGCTCAATAACTTGGAGTCGTTGGGCATAGGTTTCTCTGGTCTTTGCT